GACGCTAGAGAACGTAAAGAAATACTAGCAAAGGCCGCCGCATGAACTGTAAAGATTGCGGTGGCCGAACTAATGTAACGTGGACGCAAAAACAGCCTGGTGGCGTTAGGCGTTTGCGTAAATGCCACAAATGCGGGTTTTCTGCTTATACCGGTGAAGTATGGTTAGCACTTTTACCGAAGCCAGAATCAAAATCTCTTTTCACTAAAGAGGAAATTGCAGCAATGAAGAAACGCGAAGTTTTAGCCCGAAGAAAAAATGAAGACAGAAGGAGAAATAATGAAGAGACGTAATCACATAAGCATAAGCGATCATTACATTTACACGCCATCAACTACGGATGTAACTATCCGTTGGCGCGCTATTTACAACTGGACACCGCCATCGGAAGACCCAAGATTTATGAAGAAATGGGCTGATTTTCGTATGCGCTGTGTTCAAGGCATTGAACAAATAGTCAACCGTTAACCAAGCAATAAAAAAGCCCAGGCAACGAGCCTGGGCTAACTACAAAACAAAACTAGAAATTAAGCTGCGATATCGAACTCAAGCCAAGCATCTTCTTCATCATCGAAGTACAACCATGCTTCCAGTTCGTCGTTGAAGTAGTAAGCGTAGCCGGCGTCGTCGTAGTCAACATCAGTATCTTCAACCCAATCGTCTAACTCTTCGTCGTAGTAGCAAAGCGCGCCATCTTCGTCGTAAGCAAACTGAAGCTCATCATCTTCCAAAATTACCAAGATTGTAGCAGACATAATAACTCCCAATTAAATGCAGCCCCCACGGCCACAAAGCTATATTACGCGCTGATTTTTACACTTTAAAGACGTTTCCACGGAAATAAATGATGCCTTCTTCCTCATCAAGCACTTCGCAAAGCTCCGGCGGCAATAGCTTGCCTTTATAGAAAGTTAGCACGGCATAGCCCGACCGATGGTTGCGAGCGTTATCTTCTGAGTAACTAAACTGTTGGCCGTTGACGTCGGCAAGCGACCCTGTATCGACGCCGTAGCGCGTGCCAGTGTAGTCGGTGAAAGGCGTGCATTTTAAGGAGTGAAGATGGCCGGTAACGATTGAGGTACCCGCCTTAAGGGTGTTGTTATAAATAGCATGGATTCCGTTATGCCACCTATGTTTTATCATGCAATTACCATTAACCATAACAGACGTTGAAAAGCGCCAGCGCGGAAAGTGGTCAGTCAGGTTCATGCCAACTATGCCTTTGAAACCGTCGCCTACTTGGGCTGCTAATCTGGCGTTAAAGCGTTGGTCGTGGTTTCCCCACGTCCAATGTAACTTACTGTTTAATGATGCTGCCTCGATCTCAGCTAAACGCTCTTGACAAGCTTCGAGTTCTTGCCTAACCGTGGGTGTGGCTTCCCAAGTGCCGCCAGGTGGATGACGGCTGATTGACGCGCCGTCAAAAACGTCGCCGTTCATCACAATCGCTTTAGGCTTTAATTCTTTCGCAAACAATACGAACGCACGATGCGCCGTTGATATGATGCCAGGCCAGTAGTGGCAATCACTAGCAACCATAATCGTGCCGCTATCAAGTTCAAAATTAACCCGAATACCGTTTTCAGGTATCGAAATCTTAAAATCAGGACTGCGCGGGCTTGCTGCGCTCAAAATAGTGCCGTAATTTTTCTCTAGTTTGCGACGACGCGCATTTACCGCACGAATTGTTAGGCCTGTCTCGTTAGCCATATCGGTCACTGATTGCAGCCGACGCCATGTCGCAATAAAATCATCATCCGATATTTTAGTGGCCATTAATTCACCTTGCGTATAAATTCGCCGCACCAATCAGCGCGAGCGGTAACAGGTATGCAACTATCGTAACCATCTTCCGCTTCAATAATCATGGGAGGATAGCGTCTACAAAAGCCTAGTTCTTCCTTTAGTTCGCACATAAAAAAAGCGCACGAAACGCACGCTGGCATACAATCGGCGGGAAGTGATTTTTTAGGCATTTCTGCTATATATCATATATTTGTTAAGATAACGTTACAAATTACGTTAGATATATAGCGCGCTCATCCTTGCGTCGGTTTTCAAGACCACGTAAAACTTTTCCGCTAGCTTTGCAATACTTCAGGAACTCATCCGCTGCGCCAACATAATCGCCGCGGTTGTGTTTTTGGCGCAGTGTACTGCGTTGAAGTGTGCCTAAGCCTAGGTTAAAGCTAAAACTCACAAGAGCGTCAAGCCAGCCTTGATTATTAACACTGCTAGGGCAATAGCGCAGAACTCCCGCAACAAAACGATTAAGGTCTTTTTGAAGAATGGCATCAACTTCCTCCATCGTAAACGTGCGGTTCCACTCCGTAGGACAAGGTAGGAACTTCCTATCATCTACCGACAATTTCGTATGATTAGGGTCAATTACATGACCCACGCCGATTGTCCACAATAGCGCTGGGCACCGGTAAGGTTTAATCCTTACCCCTTCGTGGTGCTTAATCATTTCAAGTGCTTTATGGCTTATCATTTGCCAAAAGCCCTGCCGCCAAAGTGGAACGCTATGATGCTAGCAAACAACGCTTGCGTCTCGTTATCCCATAACTGGTCGGCTAACGCTGTAAACTCCACGCCAGTTGTCAGACCCTTGTACGCAATAACGGCATCAATACCGACTAACAAGAAAAAGAAGCCATACGTAATCACAGGACGAACACTTGCGCGCAGGTCTTTCATCCACTTGCTTGTGCCTTCGCTAAGTGCGGCGTCGTGGACATAGATGGCATTCATCTCCGCTTTTTGTGCGTCGATTAGCGAGACTTTTTCCGCAGATTGTGTCTGGGTTTTGATCTCGTCTAGCTTAATGGCTTCTATTTTTTCTTGCGCAATAAAACCGGCAGCGGCTAGTTGCAACTCGCGCTCAGTCTGCATTTGAGCCAACTTTAGCTCATGGGATTTATCTGACCTATCCTGAAAAAAATCCAGCAGCTTAGGCAAACCGCCCATCAAAAACGATACAAAAGTCGAAAAGATTGTAAGCATTATTCACTCCGCATTTCTAAAAGTATTTTGACGCGCAACTCGCGCATTTTTCTTGCCTCTTCCATCGCCATTGCAGTGGCGTTGTTCATATCCATATACATGATCCCCATAATCGGGAGCGCAATTACTAACACAAAACACAAAACAATGACGGCGATGAGTAGAGACCACGGTACGTCGCGCTCGTCCTTAGAAGTATCATTAGCCATAGGAACCACAATGTTATGAACACGACCGCGAGAATTGACGTCATCTGCGCCGCGATTTTTCTTTTTATACTTGCCCGTCGCCATGCCGCCACCTGTTGCTTTACTAACTCTTGACGCTGTACCTCGGCGCGCTCCTCTTTAATTCTGTCACGCATTACTTCAAACTCAGACCAGATCGCTCCTAGCTCTTTTGGTGCTTGATATACCATCATCTCGCGTAATTCAGTTTCTAGTCGTATCATCTCTTTCTGCGCCAAGATACGATTAAATGCTTCTTGGTTGACGGACAACTCAGGGTCACGCGCTTTCTTTGATTTTAGCTCTTCCTCATGAACGTGTTTTTCAAGAGCCTCATGCGATTTGAAAAAACTACCGAGATGCGTGCTAAGGTCGGCGACGACATCCTTGGCCTGGCCGTAAACGTCCACCAACTCCATACCTTGTGCTTTGTACTCTTGGTATAGTTCACAGCCTTTTCGTATAGCGGCAGCAGCAGTTTTTGCAGCGGCAAGAATAGTGATTGGATCAATGATTTATCTTTCTTCGCGCGCTTTTAATTCTGCTTTTAGTTCTTCTAAAGTTGGGCCAGCAACAGATTCTTGCGTAGGTAACGACCGCATTTCAGGGCGTGTTGTATCCATCATTGGGCCAGCACGAACGGCGCCTATAGCGCCTACTTTAGTAATGTTGTAAAGCGAATCTAATCCTTTTTGCGTAAGCGTTTTCTTAGTCGATAAATCCATTAACACTTTACGATTTTCAGGGCTAAAAATTATGTTTGAAAACGCTTCAGGACTAGCAATAACATTACGCAATAACGCTGCCGCTTCGCGCAATACTACGGATTCACCGTAGCCTAAACCAGCCGTTCTAGCGCCTCCAAAAACAGCGCCGCCACCAACGCCACCAGGAGCCGAAGCCGATTCTTTAGTTAATACGCGTTTCATCCAATACATAGCTAATCGCGCATCGTCAAGGTCTTTAGGGTTAGGAAATAATTGTCCTAAGTCGCCTTTTTTATTCATTGAAGCTAACGCTTTATCTATAGCAAACTCAGGTTGTAGCGAGGATGCGCCCGCCGCGCCTTGGCGGCCAGCAGTTAATACGTCTTGCATTTGAGTCCGACGAATGGTATTTAAAACTTCATTTACTTGAGTATTAGGGTGCGCTTGCATAACGTCGATTAAAATTTGACGCTGAGAATCAGGCAAAGTTTTTAATTTTTGCATGACTGTTTCAGGCACTAACTCACTAACATTCTGTACATCAAACGATCTAGTTAATGGACGATCTGAGAATTCTTCGATAGATTTTATATTTTGTGCAAATTTATCACGGGCTGCTTTTAATTTATCCGCGCCAGGTACGCCGTTAGCAATAGCATCATCTAATGATTGCTTAAACCCTTTAAGAACGGATAACGCGATGCCTTTAGCTTGCCCAGGCGCAACACCCTCGAAAATATTACCTTTACCAAAATTAGCCGATCCAGAATAAGCAGCATCACCCCAAGCAGATAGGTTTTTTTGTAAACGCCCAATATCTATATTAGCCGCGCCCGCAGGGTTTCCTTGTGGGTCTAACAGCGTATATTCATCACGTATGCGCTGTAACGACCCACGTAAATTAGCTAACCCAGGAGCTTCAGGAGGCAAACCAGATAGTTGCGCATCAACAGTTGCAAGAATAGGTGAAGTATCTACAGAACCACCAGCTTTTTTAGCTGCGTTAAAATCAGTAGCTGCATCTGAGCGTAATTGCGATGACAGTGATTTACCGTAGTTTTTAAATGCATCAACAACCGCGGTAGTAGTCTCACCTGGGGTTAATGTTGTACCCGCAGCGCGGTCAAACAACTTAGTTAAAAACCCTTCAACATCCCTTGCTTGGGCGCGTCTAAAAGGCACAGCGCCAGATTCGGGCGAT